GCAAATTACTAGAACCGTATGATTCTGGATCTATTGGACTAAGCATAGAAGCAACGCCTCCAGCTATTGCACCTGCAGGAAGCATTGCTCCGTAACCTAAAGCTGTTGCTCCTAGCCCAGAAACGTCTCCTGCACTAGTTGCTGCTAAAGGATTAAGGATATTTCTTCCCATCTGTCCTCCTTGCATCAAAATACTTTTACGTACTTCAGAGTCAGGAGTTTGCTGTAAAAGTTGTGCAACTTGTCGGTCAAGAAATTCTTTTCCTTTAATTTTTGCACCGCCAGCTTTTTGTGACACTCTTTTAGCAATGCCTTCAGCAGCTGGACCAGCAACATCAAATGATCTTGCAGCTCCTGCAGCACCAGCACCTATGCCAGCACCAAGGAGAGTACCTCCAAGAACATTTCCAAAATCACCGCCATCTTGAGCAGCACCTACTCCTCCGACGACTGCGCCGCCGAGAGTAGGGATGCCATATCTGTAATAGGCAGGATTCATATCTTTACTCCATTACAAAGAGTTTATTTTGTACGGTTCCTGGCTGTGCTTGGTTAAGAATCTTCCAAGCATTTTGTGGATCTCTTGCCATTTGCTCATTGAAGCTACCCCAGAAATTTTCTGGTTGCTGTGGAGCAGCAGCAGCTGGAGGAGCTGGCATTTGAGCCTGTTGTCCAACTTGCTGACCTTGAACAGGCTGTGTTGGATAACCTTTTGTCTCTAACTGAGCTGTGTTCTCATATACAGGATGAGGACCTTCTGGACCGAAGAACTTCAAAGTGTAATCACTAAGAACATCAGGATTTGTCAGAATTTCGTTATAAGCTAAATTCTCTTGATGTTCCTGAACAGCGAAATTTGCATATCCTTTGATATTTTCAGCTGCTCTATTTCCCCACTCAACTGCGTTGTCGAGCATTCCTTCTAGATTTACCGCGTACTGGTTTAGTATCGCTGGTGCCTCTATCCCGAACGCGTCGATCACTGTTCTGCTGTCGTCGCTCATCCCCACTTCCTGGGCTATCTCTGCGAGCCGCTCTTGAGAAGGAGTCGAAGAGGTTTGGGAATAGTTGGGCGATGATGTCTGGCTGGGTTGCCAAGTCTGCGGAGCCGATTGTGGCGTAGCTTGGACGCTGCCCTGTCCGTAGTTGGCCTGGGAATACTGAGTCGGTATCTGCGACTGTTGACCCTGGAACGGGGATTGGACTGGTGCGCTCAGAACTCCTACCACCTTGTTGAACGCCGACTCCCATGGATTGCCCGCCTCCGAAGATGGAGTCTGGGATTGGGGGGCGTACTGAGTAGGGGCTGATTGGTAACTGGGGACCGCCTGTGGAACGGCTTGGGGGAAGCTCGTACCCACTTGATATGGGGCTGGTGCCTGTGGAACCGCCTGTGGAGCTGCTGGAGCTGCCGCCACGTAGCTGTTCGGTGCGACGGCTGCTGGTGCTTGGCTCGTCGGTTGGGTCGATTGGACGGTAGCGTCCTGCATAACTCATCTCCTTTTGTAACGCCTCGAGTGTTCGATACAGATATGGTGTCAGATCTAGGCGTGGATCTGCTGCCATGGGTAAGTCGGGTGACTGTGGGTGAGGAGTCTGCATCATTCCCCCCACTAATTTGGCAAATTGAGAGTATGCACTCTGCAATTCGTTCACCATTCTGAATGGGAACCCCGAAAGCATTGCTGCTCTTTCCTCATCCGTCTTGGATGGGAAGAGATATTTCAGTGCTTCTATGCTATCTACCCCTAATTCTTGTAGGTTTCTTACAACAATTGAATTATTTAATACATCTTGAGTTGAGTCCTCATAAACTGGCCCCATCCATCTCCATTGAATTGTTACATCGCCATCAGGAATTAAGCCAATAACACCTGGAGGTATTTGCTCAGTTTGCAAACAAGCCATCATTAAATTCTTAACTTGTTGTTCAAACATTGCTTGAGCTTGTTCATACGCATAATTATCTTCTTCACTTGCACCATCAGGTAATTCAATTGGTTTCTCTAGTCCAGCAGCTGCTGCAAGAGTTTCTTTAAATAACTTTTCTTCTTGGAAAATAATTAATTCTAAACAACGGCAAAGACCATAATCGTAAATAGCTTTTGCTTTCTTTTTAGAAGTTGCAGCAACTCGTCCAAATAACGATTTATATTCAGTAGCTGTTACTCCAGCTGATATAGATAACTCATCAACACCACCTAAAGCTGTACGTATTTCTTCTCGATATTGACGAGAAAATGCATTCTGATCTCCAGTGATTGCATCAGGAACGATATAACCTACACGATCATTTGGTTCTAAATTTGCAATGATTCTAGGTACTCGTATTTGACCATCTACACCACGAGACACAGGATCAGATTTATAGCGGGAAGCACTTAAAGGTCCCAGTCCAACGAATCCTGAATTAGCTGCAATAGAAGGACGTTGGACACTTGCTTCCCCACCTGCTTCTACTAAATCAGTCTTAGGTCGTGATGATAATAAAGTTGGATTACCAAAGAAAGTGACGTTCTTTCTCATGGTTTGCATAATCTCATCATGAGTACAGATGTGATTAGCTAAAGCGTCAAATTCTCCAGAACCTTCAGAAGAGAAACCTTTTGGATTATTGAAAATTTCTACACAAGGAATAAAACCTAGAGTATTTTTTAACTCTTTTGTTTTCCCTGGCATAGATGGATAAGGAGCTTCAAATTTTATTTCATGTTCTGAATGTGTTTCAACTATTTCTTTTCTTTTAATTGAAATCCGAATGTAATGTTTTTTACCATGCTTACTATGCGGATCTTGACCTGTTAAGGAAGAATCAGCTATAGGTTGTTCTGCTCCTAATCCTCTTCTTTTTTTATAGCTATAGATAATTACAACTTCATCTAATTCTCCATCTACATTGTAATAACTACGATATTCATGTTTACGGAAGAAATATAAACGATAATTATTTTGTGTTGGTCTTATATAAAATAATCCTTGACCATCACATAAAAAATAATCCCAAATTGAATCTAATCTTGAATCAAGTTGATTGTATTTAATAATTCGATCAATATAATCTTTTCTTTGATTACCAAAATTATCTTGAGCAGGAAAAAATTCAACTCCTTGTCTAATACCAAAGAGTCTCATTTGTGCTAAATGTGACGCTACGATACCAGTATCAATTCCTCCTCCTCCATCTCTTTCAAGATAAGAATCAATAATTTCTTTAAGACGGGCCTTAGCGTCAGTAGCCATTAATCTTTTACCCCTTTCCTTTTAATGATTTTAGCAGCTTTCGCTTGTTTCTTAAGATATAACCACTTTTTAAAGTAAAGTAATTCTTCTTGTGAAAATAGCTTTTTATTTTTTATAGCTTGTTTAATAAGCTTTTTGGTTTTCATGAAATTACATTTGATTAATCATATTTTGAAGGTCACTATTTCTTTTTAAAATATGATCTGATAAACTTTCTTTCCCAGAACCTTGATATGTACCTTGTCTAGCAGCATCAATTTGTTTATCTGCTTCCCCACTCATCCAACTACGAGGATCTAAAAAATTACCACCTGCTACTTCAAAAGCCATATTTCCTGGTTGACCTGGCATTGTTCCACCTGTTTGCATTGCTTGAGGAAGTTGTGGTCCACCTAACATATTTTTTATCATTTCCACTTCATTTGTATTTGGATTATTTCTTGTTTTGTTATACATTTTTGCTCCTCTACTAGCACCTTTATGTCCTTCACCAATATCAAAACTTATTCCTGCTATATTTCCTGCTTGTTGCATAGGATCTCCATATCCTATGGAACCAGTAAATTGTGGTGTATGTCCAAAAGGAGAATCTGTAGTATTTGGTCCTCCTAGCATACCTGGAATTGGATTAACTGGACCTCCTAAGCCTCGATCTATTGGAGTAACTGGACCTCCTAAGCCTCGATCTATTGGAGTAACTGGACCTCCTAGCATACCTGGGATTGATCCTCCGAAACTTCCAGGGGCACCAGGCACGTTTTGTTCTCCGTAATACCGAGTACTTGCCATCTTGTTAAAAAATCTATATTTTTATTTTACTCTTCCTGTACTTTATAACCTTTGGGATCATTTAATTTAGTCAAAATGATTCCAATACCTTTAATGTCCCACTCTAAATGATCTCCTCTTTCCCATTGCAATTCATCTGTTATTTCTGGTGGAAAACTAATACATAAATCGCCAAAAGCATTATCTTCTAATTCCAGTATGTAAGTCATTTTTCTATAAGCTTTTCCATTAGCTTATCAAGCTTATTATGAATTGCTCTAAAGTGATCGTTCATATCTTGTAGTTCCCGAACAAAATCAACTTTTAAAACATATTCCAAAGGCATTCTATTCACATGTTCCTCCAGTGCATTGATACGCATTCTTTGATTTTCTAAATTTTGAATAGAGTCTTTTAATCGTTCACGATGTCTATCTAAAACTTTACTTGCTATCCATCCTCCTCCCGTAATAGAAGAGATAACAGCAGTTAATAAAAGTGTCAGATAATCGGGTCCCACTGGACTAACTCTTTTTCTTTATTCTAAATCAAAAGTCTAATTGAAGTGAACCTTTTTTCATTAGTCCAGTAACTAACCAAACAAGAGCATCTACACAATCATCATGACCACTAACACCAAAGTTAGTTAATTCTTCAAACATATTTGTAAAGTTTCGATAACGGTTAAATATAATTTTTCTATCTTCAAACATGCCCATAATTCCACGAAATCTAGCTAACTTATCTCCTCTAAAACCTTTAACTGGATGCCAAATTAGATTATATAAATTTTCATTTTGTAAACAGATACGTTTAAAATCTGCTTCTAAAGATGCTTGGTATTGAACAGCTTCAGACCAAATGTCGCATGTGGAGTGAGTTGGGTAATAAATTTTATTTTGATCAATTCCAATGATTGACCAGTCATTAAGTAATTCTTTTAGAGCATCTAATTTTTCTAAATTACCCATAACTCGTATTCGCCTGTAATCAATAATGTGTATTCGATCTTCAATTCTTCCTCCAAGAACCATAACGGTGTAATCATTCTTTTCTCGAATACCTGCTGATAAATCAACTCCTACTCCTAACGTATCAAATTCAGTTGATATTTCTGCTTTAACAATCAGTTCAGGTGCAAGTGATAATTCATTTTGTCGAA